GCTGCATTTCCAGATCAATTTGTTTCTGACTCCACTAAAGATACTATGGAGTATGGATTGCAGATAGGTCAAGCAATACAATACGAATGGTTTAGAAGAGATAATGGCTCCTGTAGATTTTATAATCAATGGAATGAGTTCATGAGATTACGTTTGTATGCAAGAGGAGAGCAATCAGTAGCAAAATACAAAAATGAATTAGCAATAGATGGCGATTTAAGTTATCTTAATCTAGACTGGTCACCAGTACCAATTATTCCAAAGTTTGTAGACATTGTTGTAAACGGAATGTCTGACAGACTTTTTAAAGTTAAAGCCTATGCAGAAGATGCGTTGTCGGCTGAAAAAAGAAATGAATTTCAAGAAATGATTGAGGGTGAAGTGATAGCCAAGCCTTTGTTTCAACAAATAGATCAAGATTTTGGTATAAATGTATTTCAAACAAACGAGGATGAGCTACCGGAAAGTGATGAAGAAATGGAGTTGTTTATGAACATGAAGTATAAACCAGCTATTGAGATTGCTGAGGAAGAAGCTATTAATACTTTAATGTCTGAAAATCATTACAATGACATTAGAAGTAGAGTAGATTATGATTTAGCCACTATAGGTATCGGTATAACTAAGCATGAGTTTTTGAAAGGAGCGGGTGTAAAACTAGATTATGTTGATCCTGCTAATGTAGTATATAGTTATACAGAGGATCCTTATTTTAAAGATTGTTTTTATTGGGGAGAAATAAAAACCGTACCTATGACTGAGCTTATAAAAATAGATCCATCATTGACAAATGAAGATCTTAATCAAATAGCCAAATACAGTCAATCGTGGTACAATTATTTTAACACATCTCAATTTTATGAGAACAGTATGTTTTATAGAGATACTGCTACCTTATTATATTTTAATTATAAAACAACACATTCGTTTGTTTATAAAAGAAAAAAATTATCTGACGGAACTTACAAGACTGTAGAAAAAGACGATCAATTTAATCCGCCACAAGAAATGATGGAGGAGGGTAAATTTGAAAGAGTTGAAAAAAAGATTGACGTATGGTATGATGGTGTTATGGTTATGGGAACGAACATTTTATTAAAATGGGAATTAGCCGAAAATATGGTTAGACCTAAATCCTCTAATCAGTTTGCTATGCCTAATTATGTTGCAGCAGCTCCTAGAATGTATAAAGGAGGATTAGAATCTTTAGTAAGAAGAATGGTTCCTTTTGCCGATCTGATACAAATGACTCATTTAAAAATTCAACAAGTTGTATCAAGAGTTGTGCCAGATGGTGTCTTTATAGATGCAGACGGTTTAAACGAAGTTGATCTAGGAACTGGCAATGCTTATAATCCTGAAGATGCATTAAGATTGTATTTTCAAACCGGTAGTGTTGTAGGAAGAAGTTATACTCAAGATGGTGAATTTAATAACGCTAGAGTCCCAATTACACAACTGACATCCAATAGCGGGGCTAGTAAAATGCAAATGCTTATTGCTAACTATAATCATTATTTAGATATGATTAGGGCAGTTACTGGATTAAACGAAGCTAGGGATGGTTCAACACCAGATCCTAACTCACTGGTAGGTGTACAAAAGTTAGCAGCTTTAAATTCGAACACAGCCACAAGGCATATTCTTCAAGGTAGTTTATATATAACAAGAACTATTGCAGAATGTTTATCAATCAGAACTGCTGATATTTTAGAGTATGCTGATTTTAAAGATGAGTTTGCTATGCAGATAGGTAAGTATAACTTAAAGATATTACAAGACATCAAGGATTTATATATGTATGACTTTGGTATTTTTATAGAAATGGCTCCAGACGAAGAAGAGAAAGCTATGCTTGAACAAAATATTCAAATGGCATTATCTCAAAAAGACATAAGCCTAGAAGATGCTATAGATATTAGGGAAATTAATAATTTAAAAATGGCTAATCAACTCCTTAAATTAAAACGTAAGAAAAAACAGGAGGCTGAAACGCAACAAAGACAGCAAGAGCAACAGATGCAGGCTCAAATGCAAATGCAAGCGCAGCAAGCTAAGTCGCAGGGAGAGATGCAAAAAATACAAATGGAGTCTCAAGCTAAGATTCAATACAGACAAGCTGATGTGGCGTTTGAAATTGAAAAGCTTAAAAACGAAGCTGAGTTAAAACGACAGCTTATGCAAACAGAGTTTGAATTCCAAATGCAGTTAAAAGGTCTTGAGCAATCAGGCTTGCAAGAAAGAGAGAGTCAAAGAGAAAAAGCTAAAGACAAAAGAATTAGCCAGCAGTCTACCGAGCAATCTAAATTAATAGAACAGAGAAAAAATAATTTACCTGCTATTAGTTTTGAATCAAACGAAGATAGTTTAGATGGTTTTGATCTAGCTGAGTTTGAGCCAAGATAGGCTTAAAAATTAATTTAAATATTGTTTAACTTTGTAAAAATTTAATTAAATGGAAATAAAAGTAAAAGACTTAGGATTAGTCGAAGAAAAATCCACAGCTGAAATAGAAGAGCAACTTCTAAAAAAGCATGAAGAAAAATTTGAAGACCAGCCAGTAAAACAAGATGTAGCTGAAAAGGTTGAGTTGAAAGAAGAAAAACAAACTACCGAACCTAAAGAAGAGGTAGTGGAAGATAAAACTCCGTCATTAGAGTTAAATGATGACAACGTTCTTTCTTATATTAAAGATAGATATAACAAAGATATAAATTCGGTAGATGAATTGTTTGCGGAAAAAGAGGCAAACGAACCATTACCTGAGGATGTATCTGCGTATTTAAAGTACAAAAAAGAAACCGGTAGAAATATACAGGATTTTTACAATTTGCAAAAAGACTATAATTCTATGGATGACAATTCTGTACTAGCTAGTTATTACTCGGCAACTGAAGAAGGTTTAGACGCAATAGACATACAAGATATTATTGAAGATAAATTTGATTTTGATGAAGAGATTGATGATCCTAAAGATATTAAGAAAATCAAGCTAGCAAAAAAACGAGAACTTGCGAAAGCTAAAAAGTTTTTGAATGAACAAAAAGATAAATATAAAGTTCCTCTTGAGTCAAGTGGGGATGGGTTATCTGCTGATCAAAAAGAAAATTTAAATGCTTATAAAAGTTATCTTGATGAATCTAAATCTATTAAAGAGCAAAACGAAAAGAGGTACAATTATTTCTTAAATAAAACCAATGAGGTTTTTAACAATGAATTCAAAGGTTTTGATTTCAAGGTTGGTGAAAATAATTTTACTTATAAACCAGGTACTGCTGAAGAAATTAAAAATGTTCAAAAAGACATTTCTACTTTTATTAACAAGTACACGGATGACAAAGGTTTAATTTCTGATGTAAAAGGCTATCATAAAGCTTTATCAGTTGCAATGAACCCAGAAAAGTTTGCTCAATTTTTTTATGAACAAGGTGTTTCAAATGCCGTAGATAATGTTTCAAGAAAATCTAAAAACATTAATATGGATATGAGACAGGCTCCTCAAGCCGTTTCAAAAAACGGAATGAAAATAAGGCCCGTAGGAAAAGTAGATAGTGGAAGAGGACTCAAAATTAGAAGTATTAAAAAAAGTTAAACTAAAAAATTGAAAAAAAAATGGCAGTAAATTTAACCCCAGGTTTTGACTTACAACCAAGTGCACAACAAGTGCCTGTAAGTACAAACTACATTACTAATTTCGATTTCTTAAATCAGTATCTACCTGATACTTATGAAAAAGAATTTGAAAGATATGGTAATAGATCAATTGCATCTTTCCTTAGAATGGTTGGTGCAGAAATGCCTTCTAACTCTGACCTTATTAAATGGGCAGAGCAAGGAAGATTACATGTGAAATATCAAGGCGCAACTCCAGGTGGAGGTGCTAACGTTGGTGCGGCTGGAGACAGAAGTGGTGACTGGACAATTCCAAATAACCTTAGTAACTTCAACCCTGCTTTAGGTGGAACTCCAAACTTAGCAGCTTTAAGAGTTGGACAAACAGTTATGATCAGTGACAACACTCCTGGTTCTAACTTGTCTAACAAAGGAATTGTAACTGTAGCTCCTACAGCAGGTGCTCCTAACGTAGTAACAATTGCTTACTATGAAGGAACAGGTCAAGCAATGGCAACAAATACACCGTGTGATATATTTGTATATGGATCAGAATTCAACAAAGGAACAAACGGAATGGTTGGTTCTAACGAATCTGATGACTTAATTTTCGACAACAAGCCAATTATTATCAAAGACAAATACTCTGTTTCTGGTTCTGATATGGCTCAAATTGGTTGGATTGAAGTAACAGGTGAAGACGGCGTAAGCGGATACCTATGGTATTTAAAGTCTGAGCATGACACAAGACTAAGATTTGAAGACTATCTAGAAACAGCAATGTTAGAAGCAGTTCCTGCTGATGCTGGATCTGGTGCTGGATCTTGGTTACAAACTGGTGCTGTCGCTGCTGGAGCCGCTGCCAACCTTAACGGTTCAGATGGTGTATTCTATGTAGTGCAAAATAGAGGAAATGTTTGGGGAGGTGGAAACCCACAAATACTTTCTCAGTTTGATAGCATTATTCAAAGACTAGACAAGCAAGGATCAATTGAAGAAAATGTAATTTTCGTAAACAGAGAATTCTCTTTTGATATTGACGATATGCTAGCTGCTCAAAACTCTTACGGAGCGGGTGGTACGTCTTATGGTCTTTTTGACAATGACAAAGACATGGCCTTAAATCTTGGATTTACAGGATTTAGAAGAGGTTATGACTTCTATAAGTCTGACTGGAAATACCTTAACGATCCTACAATGAGAGGTGACGTTGTTGGTGGAGCAATCAATGGTCTATTAGTACCAGCTGGTTCAACTACTGTATACGATCAAATCTTAGGTAAGAATGCTAAGAGACCTTTCTTACATGTTAGATATAGAGCTTCAGAAACTGAAGACAGAAGATACAAAACTTGGATCACTGGTTCAGCTGGTGGAGCAAGAACTTCTGACTTGGATGCAATGGAAGTAAACTTCCTATCTGAAAGAGCTGTATGTACTTTAGGTGCAAACAACTTCTTCTTATTCCAAGACTAAATTGTTACATAAATTTTACCCTCGTTTCGGCGGGGGTAATATTTATTATTATTAAATCAAATTAAATTATATTATAATGAAAAAAAATACTACCCTTATAAATAAAGCATACAAGCTTAAAAGAAACGAAAGACCTTTAGCTTATATGTTATCCTCAAGACATTCTGTAAGATCTCCTTTATTATATTTTGATGAAGAGAAAGGTGTAAATAGACCTTTGAGATATGCAAGAAATCAAAAAAGTCCCTTTGAAGACGAACAAGATGGAAATGCTATATTAGAACCTATCGTTTTCGAAGACGGCATGTTAGTGGTTCAAAGAGAAAACCAGGTTTTACAAAAGTTTTTACATTATCATCCAGGTAACGGAATGATATTTGAAGAAATTGACAGAGCTAAAGATGCATCAAAAGAATTAGCATCTGTTGAATTAGAATTAG